ATAAAAAACCCCCCAAATTTGGGGGGTCTGCCTAACCCTTGCGGGTTAGATTTTGATTTTTGCGACCTTTTCGGCTTGAACCAAAAATCCCATAACTTTCACAAGGTCAAAATCGCATTCCTTGATTTTCCCGCCCTCTTCAATTAAGGCGGTAATTTTCTCAGTGAACGATTTTTTAGCACTCTCCTTCTTTTCAGGAGGGAACGCATACTTTACGACCCGCTTAAAATAGGTATCGCAAACCGAGCGAGCGTCCTTTTTAGCCTGATTCGCAATTTCCCACTTATCGGCATAGCCTGAATCCTTTTGGGTGTTCTCGTTAAATTCCTTTGAGCCCTTGCGTGGCAAATCCTTGCCCAATGCTTCGCTATGCTTTTTATCCAATGCGGGCAAAATTGCGTCCGCTATAAATTGGGCTTTGACCTCCTCCAATGCCTTAGCGGACTGATAAAAATCCGCAACCGATTCACCCGCTTTCACCCATTTATTTTGGGTATCGCTATCAACCTTGATAGCACTTTTAACGCTATTGATAACTTCACTGTAATTTGCACTCATTTTGATTCTCCTAAAAAGTTAACACTGTTAATAAATTGCTACTTGAAAAGGGCTTAGCCCATGAGTTAACTATACCAAATCCATCAAAAAAACCAAGCATTTCAAGGACTTATTAACACTGTTAATAAATTCAAGACCCCCACCCCCCAAAACTATTTTGGGACTCCGCCTATTCTGCCTTACATAATGATCTGCACGAAATATTCCCAACTCTCCACGTACCTTACAAAGTAAACCTCATTCTGGCGAAACCACCCCCTTGCTTTTTAAATGGGACTCCACCCCCCGGGGGGTATATTTTTGGATATAATTTTCTTGTCCTTCACGTGGACATCGGGGGCGGGTTCCTCACCGTTGCGAAGTTCATCACCTGCCCCCACCTACATCTAGTGATTTGCAAAACAAAAAATACGATATATACTTCGCTCATCAAGAACTACAAAGAGGTTCGGACAACTAGATGCCTATTATTGCGACGCCAGAAATAGGAATACCACTGCCGTTTGACACGACGCCAGAAGAGATCGAAGACTTTCGAGAGAAGGCGCACGCCCTTTTCGAGACCGTGCAGGAACTAATTAAGCAGGGCGCAACTGTCCAGATCACGGACGAAGACAAGGCAAAAAGCCACGAAATTGCTGCGACCGGCAAGCTCCCACCAGTAAAAGAGATCACCCCCGGGACCATCATAAATCTGGAAGCCATCCTGTCAGAATGGGACCAAGAGGTCATGGATGTGCACCGCCGTCTTCGAAACTACGTCACCAACAAACTGATTACCGAGTCCGTCGACCCAGACCCAAAGCAACGCATGAAAGCTTTGGAAAACCTAGGGCGCATCGGAGGAGTAGGCTTGTTCTCCGACAAGATCGAGGTAAACGTGACGCACCGCACCATTGACGACATCGAGAAAGAACTTGCCAGGACCCTGGACATGTACATGGGCGAGGTTGAGGAAGTTAAACCCAAGGAAGAAAAGCCCAAAAGTATTGGCGACATCAATGTCGACGAAGAGCTAGGAACCTCAGACGACAAAAAAGATGAGTCCGGAACTGATCCAAAGAGCTGAAAAGGCTCTACCCCATTTACCTCCGCCAGCCCAGCAGAAAGTTGGCGCCCTCATCGTCGAGGCAAAGAAAACCCTTGCGTATAACAAGGCAAAAGACGACTTCATGGTCTTTGTGAACTACGTCTGGCCTACCTTTATTCATGGAGATCATCATGTCAAGATGGCTAGAGCGTTCGAGCGGGTCGCTACTGGACAATGCAAAAGACTTATTATCAATATGCCACCTCGCCATACTAAGTCTGAATTTGCTAGTTACCTCCTTCCTGCTTGGTTTTTGGGTAAATTTCCTGAGAAAAAGGTTATTCAAACCTCGCATACCGCTGAGCTTGCTGTGGGTTTCGGACGAAAAGTACGTAATTTGGTCGACTCCGACGTTTACAAGGACATATTTCCTACCGTCGGGCTCCAAGCTGACTCAAAGGCAGCGGGTCGTTGGGCAACTAATAAGGGCGGAGACTACTTTGCGATCGGTGTTGGCGGAGCGGTTACTGGTAAGGGAGCTGATATTCTCATTATTGACGACCCTCACTCAGAACAAGAGGCAGCGTTAGCCGAGAGTAACCCAGATATTTACGATAAAACCTACGAATGGTATACATCCGGTCCTCGTCAGCGTCTGCAACCAGGTGGAGCGATCATTGTGGTGATGACACGGTGGTCAAAAAAGGACTTAACGGGTCAAGTTTTGAAGGCGGCAGCCCAAAGAGAGGGAGAAGACTGGGAAGTTATTGATTTTCCGGCTTTATTGCCGTCTGGAAGACCGCTTTGGCCCCAGTTTTGGTCAAAAATCGAGTTAGAAGCCCTAAAAAATGAACTTCCCCACGCAAAGTGGATGGCTCAGTACATGCAGCAGCCCACTTCGGACGTCTCGGCGATCGTCAAACGGGAATGGTGGAGGATTTGGGAGCATGACACCCCGCCTCAGTGTGAGTTTTTGATCCAATCATGGGATACGGCGTTCCTAAAGACGCAGCGCAGCGACTATTCGGCGTGTACAACGTGGGGGGTGTTCTACCATCCAGACGACCGAGGGGTAGATCAGGCAAATATCATCCTCCTTAATGCGTTCAAGCAGCGGATGGAGTTTCCAGAGTTAAAACAGCGGGCGTATGAAGAATGGAAAGAGTGGGAACCAGACGCAATGATCGTTGAAGCGAAGGCGGCTGGGTCGCCGTTGATCTTTGAGCTGCGGGCGATGGGCATTCCTGTCCAAGAGTTCACGCCGTCCAAAGGTAACGATAAAATAGCGAGATTAAATGCGGTAGCTGACCTATTTGCGAGTGGGCACGTGTGGGTTCCAAACACAAGTTGGGCAGAAGAATTGGTTGAAGAAGTCGCAAGTTTTCCCTCTGGCGAGCATGACGACTTGGTGGACTCGATGACGCAAGCCTTGTTGCGGTATAGACGTGGCGGCTTTATTCGGTTAGAGTCTGATTACGAAGATGAGCCCCAGGGGTTTAGGCGAAAGGTAGCGTACTACTGATGTTTAGTTATTTAAGGCTTTGGTGGAAGGTCCGCAAATTAAAGAAGTCTTTAATTAGACAAGTAGAGATTGAAAAATTGGATACTCGAAAGCGTGTGGCTAGACGTCCTGCATTTTGGAAAAAAGGTGAAGATATATTATGGCAATAGACAAGGCACTATACCAAGCCCCGGAAGGGATTGAGGTTCTTGCTGCGGAAGAACCCGAGATTGAGATCGAGATTGAGGATCCTGAGTCAGTAAAAATTGGTATGGATGGCCTTGAGATTGAGATTGAGCCCGCCAAAGAATCAGAAGATGAGTTCAACGCAAACCTCGCAGAGTACATTGACGAGGGAACATTACAAGAAATTTCTGGTGATTTAGTTGGTGACTTTGACTCGGATATTGGGTCACGCAAAGATTGGATTCAAACTTATGTTGACGGCTTAGAGCTGTTGGGTTTGAAGATTGAAGAGAGAACCGAGCCATGGGAAGGCGCATGCGGTGTCTACCATCCGCTGATGAGCGAGGCGCTCGTCAAGTTTCAAGCAGAAACCATGATGAGTATGTTCCCTGCACAAGGGCCAGTTAAGACTCTCATCATCGGTAAAGAAACACCAGAAAAGAAAGATGCGGCAGAGCGTGTCCAGTCGGACATGAACTACCAACTCACAGAAGCAATGCCAGAGTTTCGCCCTGAGCATGAGCGCATGTTGTGGGGCTTGGGTCTAGCTGGTAACGCCTTCAAGAAAGTTTATTTTGATCCATCATTGGATCGTCAAGTATCGATGTTCGTCCCCGCAGAAGACTTAGTTGTGCCTTATGGTGCAGCTGACTTGGCATCTGCTGAGAGAGTCACGCATGTGATGCGTAAGACCGAGAACGAGCTAAAGAAATTACAAGCCGGTGGCTTTTACCGTGACATTGACCTAGGTACTCCTAACAATACTCTTGATGAGGTTGAGAAGAAAATTGCGGAGAAGCTTGGCTTTAGAGCAACTTCAGACGACCGCTACAAACTCCTTGAGATGCACGTGGACCTGGACTTGCCAGGCTATGAGCACAAGGATGAGGATGGCGAGCCCACTGGGATTGCGTTGCCTTATGTTGTGACTTTGGAAAAAGGAAGCGGCACCATCCTAGCGATACGCCGCAACTGGGAGCCAGATGATGAGACTTATCAGAAACGTCAGCATTTCGTCCATTATGGATACATTCCGGGCTTTGGCTTTTATTGCTTTGGCCTCATTCATCTCATCGGCGCTTTTGCTAAGTCTGGTACTAGTCTTATTCGGCAGCTCGTGGATGCAGGAACCCTCTCGAATTTGCCAGGTGGCTTTAAGACCCGTGGATTGCGAATTAAGGGAGATGACACCCCCATTGCCCCAGGTGAGTTTAGAGACGTAGATGTGCCTAGTGGCACGATGCGTGACAACGTCATGCCTTTGCCATACAAAGAGCCAAGCCAAGTATTAATGACACTGCTCAACGGTATCGTTGAAGAAGGTCGACGCTTTGCAAATACAGCTGATCTACAGATCAGTGACATGAGCTCTCAGGCGCCAGTGGGGACAACACTGGCTATCCTGGAGCGGACTCTCAAGGTGATGAGTGCGGTGCAAGCTCGCATCCACTTCTCCATGAAGCAAGAGTTAAAGCTTCTCAAACATATCATTGCTGCATACACACCGGATACATACCCTTATGAGCCAGTCGAAGGATCGAGATTTGCTAAGCGTTCTGATTACGACAACGTGGACGTTATCCCTGTCAGTGATCCTAATGCTTCAACAATGGCACAGAAGATCGTCCAATACCAGGCGGTCCTCCAACTAGCACAACAGGCTCCACAGCTATACAATTTGCCACTCTTGCATCGCCAGATGCTAGACGTGCTGGGTATCAAGAATGCAAGCAAACTCATCCCGATGGATGAGGACCAGAAGCCTACCGACCCTGTGTCAGAGAATCAGAATGTGCTCATGGGCAAGCCGGTCAAAGCGTTTATGTACCAAGACCACCAAGCTCACATCACAGTGCATATGAATGCTATGCAAGATCCGAAGATCATGCAGTTGCTGCAGAACAATCCGATGGCGCAAGCAATGCAACAAGCAATGATGGCGCATATCAACGAGCATCTGGGCTTTGAGTATCGCAAGCAGATTGAGATGCAGTTGGGTATGAACCTGCCTCCACAGAAAGATGAGTCGGGTGATGACATCAACATGAGCCCAGAAGTTGAGGCTCGCTTGGCACCGATGCTAGCTGAGGCTTCTCAACGACTCTTGGCTCAAAACCAGGCGCAAGTGGCTCAACAACAAGCCCAACAGCAGATGCAAGATCCGATCATCCAGATGCAAATGAAGGACCAGCAGTTGAAGGAACAAGAACTTCAACGCAAGATTGCTAAGGATCAGGCAGACATCGCCCTTGACCAAGAACGCATTGCGATTGACGCCATGAAGGTTGAGGCAGATGTGAAGAAGAACGCCGACAAGGTGAAGTTTGATGCACTCAAAACCGCTGCGACAATGCGCAACGACAAAGAGAAGATGGTCGCTACAGCCGGAATGGACCTATTGAAGGCTGAGTTGGCTCCCCCTAAACAACCACGTAAAGGAGAGTAATGGACGCTTTTGATGTTCTAGTACAAAACCTAGACAAGGAAATAGCTGGTAAACGAGATTGGGTAGCCTCTGGACAAGCAAAGGACTTTTCCGATTACCAAAGAATGTGTGGTGAGATACACGGTCTGCTCATCGCTCGGCAGGAAATATTAGACCTTAAACAAACTATGGAGAACTCTGATGAGTGAAATCCTTATCGGCACAAACCCCGGTAATCCACAAATTGTGGGCGCAGTAAATTTCGAAGCAACAGAAGCGGAGAAAGCAAGACAACTACCAGACCCCTCGGGGTATCGCATCCTATGCGCAATTCCAGAAGTAGAAGACAAATTTGAGGGTTCTGACCTGGTCAAACCTGACGAATTGGTCAAAAAAGACGAGATTCTTACGACCGTTTTGTTCGTAGTAAAGCTCGGTCCTGACTGCTACAAAGACGCCACGAGGTTCCCAAATGGCCCTTGGTGCAAGGAAGGCGACTTTATTTTGGTCCGTCCAAACGCTGGAACCCGTGTACTTATTCACGGACGGGAGTTCAGAATTATTAACGATGACTCAGTGGAGGCTGTAGTTCAAGACCCACGAGGCATTACACGTAAATTCATGTAAGGAGCCCACAAAATGGCTGGAATGCAGACAGAAGAATATAAGTTTCCTGATGAAGATCAGGGTAAACCCTTAGAACAGATTGAAGAAGAGCAGAAACTAGAGGCCTCTGGCCCCGAGCTCGAGATCGAGATTGAAGACGATACACCCCCTGAAGATCGTGGGCGTGAGCCTACCCCCAAGGAAGTAGTGCAAAAACTGGAGGTCGAGGTAAATGAATTAGACCAGTACAGTGAGGACGCTAAGAAGAAGATGATCCAGATGAAGAAGATCTGGAACGACGAGCGTCGGGCACGGGAAGCAGCTGAGCGTGAGCAACAGGCTGCCTTGGATGCCGCCAAACGGCTTCGGGAAGAGAACGAGCGCATCAAAACGATGCTAAGTAAAGGCGAGCAAGAGTATGTGGCTGCTATGAATAGCGCTGCTAGCTTACAGCTTGAGATGGCAAAGCGGTCATACAAAGAAGCGTATGACGCTGGCGATAGCGACAAGATGATGGAAGCGCAACAAGCCATCACAAACGCTACGCTTCAACTTGACAGAGTCAAGAACTTTAAGATGCCCCCTTTACAAGAGAAAGAAAGTGTTGTACAAACACAGGAACAGTACCAACCTGCTGTTCGCCCTGATGACAAGGTCATGGCGTGGCAAGCAAGAAATCCCTGGTTCGGTCAGGACGAGGAGATGACAGCATCGGCACTAGGCTTACATGAAAAGCTAAAGCGCCAAGGTGTTGTGGTTGGATCTGATGAGTACTATGCTGCATTGGACAGAACAATGCGCAAACGCTTCCCAGAAAACTTCGACGAAGATCTGGAAATGCCAGTACCTGACGAAGTGAAGGAAGCGAAAGCTGCTGACAAACCAGTAGTTAAACCGTCCACGGTAGTAGCGCCGGCGACAAGGAGCACAGCCTCCAAGAAGATTAGGTTGAAGCAATCGCAAGTTGCGATCGCAAAGAAACTTGGTCTGTCCCCTGAGCAATATGTCCGTGAACTTATGAAATTGGAGGCCTAACATGGCTAGTAATAAATTAACTCGTGAGCTTGAAACCCGTGAACTGACTGAGCGTCCTAAGCAGTGGATGCCCCCTGAAGTTCTCCCTGAGCCAGACAAACAGGCTGGGTACGCTTATCGCTGGATTCGTACTTCGACCCTTAATCAGGCCGACCCACGTAACCTTTCCGCTAAATTGCGTGAAGGATGGGAACCTGTGATGTTAGAAGAACAACCTCAATTTAAACTGCTAGTCGATCCGACAAGTCGTTTTAAAGACAACATCGAAATCGGCGGTTTGTTACTCTGCAAAACTCCAGAAGAGTTTGTTAAGCAACGGAATGGTTACTATTCCCGTCAAGCTGAACAGCAAATGGAGGCTGTAGATAACACTCTTATGCGCCAAAACGATCCCCGTATGCCCCTCTTTAACGAGAGAAAAACTACGAGCTCTTTTGGTAAAGGTTCATAACTTTTATTTAGGAGTATTTAAATGGCTTATCCAACCGTTTCAGCTCCCTACGGTCTACAGCCGATTAACCGTGTAGATGGCTTGCCATATGCAGGTGCAGTTCGCCAAGTGCCTATTGCTTCCACATATAACACTGCCATTTTCAACGGTGACATCGTCCGTATCGCCGCAGGCGGCACGATTCAAAAATCTACCGTAACTGTTGACTCTACTACCGCAGCTGCAAATAACACCGTTGGTGTTTTTGTTGGTGTTCAGTACGTTAATAGCCAAGGTCAAACCGTTCAGGCTCAATACTACCCAGGCAACGCCGCTGCAACTAGCGCTGTAGCTTATGTAGTTGACGATCCTATGGCTGCATTTAAGGTAGCAGTGACTCTGTCTAACGGCGCTATGTCGACCGTTAATCAAAGCGCTGTTGGTGCTAACTTCTCAGTTCTTCAAGGTACTGGTTCTACCACTACTGGTGATTCTGGTGTATCTGTCTATGCAACTAATGCACAAGGCAATGCCGCAGTTCTCCCAGTTCGTGTTATCGCTGTCGTGCCTGATACTGCTGCGAATGCAACTGCATTCCGTGAAGTTATCGTCAAGTTTAACAACCATCAATATCTAACACCTGGTGAGGGTGTGGATTACGCAGCTTAAGGAGCTTAGAACATGGCTATTTCTCGTGCCCAACTACTTAAAGAGCTCCTCCCAGGCTTAAACGCCTTGTTTGGCTTGGAGTATGCTCGCTATGGTGAAGAACACAAAGAGATCTACGAAACTGAGACCTCTGAGCGTTCCTTCGAAGAAGAGACCAAACTGTCTGGCTTTAGTGCCGCTCCCGTGAAGAACGAGGGTGCACCGATTGCTTATGACAACGGTCAAGAGGCTTGGACAGCTCGCTATACCCACGTAACGATCGCTCAGGGTTTCTCTCTGACCGAAGAAGCAATTGAAGATAACTTGTATGACTCCTTGTCTGCTCGTTATACCAAGGCTTTGGCTCGTTCCATGGCGTATACCAAGCAAGTTCGTGCAGCATCTGTGTTAAACAACGGCTTTGACGCTGGCTTCCCAGGAGGCGACGGTAAGGCTCTGTTTGCAACGGATCACCCACTCGTTTCTGGCGGAGTTAACTCCAATGAGCCAGCAACCCCAGCTGACCTTAACGAGACTTCTTTAGAAGCCGCCGTTATTCAAATCAGCTTGTGGACAGACGAGCGTGGTCTTTTGATCGCTGCTAAGCCACGTAAGTTGATTGTTCCACCCGCACTACAGTTCGTTGCAACTCGTTTGCTAGAGACTGAATTGCGTGTTGGTACCAACGACAACGACATCAACGCAATCAAGAACAACGGTTCGATTCCAGAAGGTTATACCATTAACCACTATCTGACCGACACCAATGCTTGGTTCTTGACGACTGATGTACCTAACGGTATGAAGCACTTCGTTCGTGTTCCTTTACAGAACTCAATGGACGGAGACTTCGACACCGGCAACGTACGTTATAAGTCACGTGAGCGTTATTCATTTGGATTTTCGGATCCTCTTGGAATGTTTGGTTCACCTGGCGCCTAAGCAGTATAAGGCCCCGCAGAGAACCCCGCCTAAACAGCGGGGTTTTTTGTTTTTTAAAATTAAGTATGATATATTACCCGTATCGTAACTCGGAGGTAATATGGACTATCCAAAAACACGTAAAGAAGCAAAAGAAATAGGTGCCACCCACTACTACACAGGAGAGCCCTGCTCCCGTGGGCATATAGCTCTACGTAAAACCAAAGGCGTATGTGTGGAGTGTATGAAAGAAGACTGGGCTAAAGATAACGCTAAACGTAGTCTTAAACCAAAATCAGAAGCTGCTAAAGAAGCAGGGCGTAGGTACTACCTCCGCAATAAAGAAATGGTAGTAGCCCGTGCAAATGCTAGAACTTTAGAAGAAAAGCAGGCGTGGAAAAAAATACATAAGCAACGCAATCCAGATTACTACAACGCTTTGACGAGTCTAAGAAAGCGTAGACATAAAAATGCCACACCGTCTTGGCTTACTAGGAAGCAAAAAACGGAAATAAAACAACTGTATTTAATTGCTATTACTATGACTAAGACTACTGGGGAACGATACGTTGTAGACCATATCATCCCGTTGCTTGGTAAAGACGTGTGTGGGCTACACGTACCTTGGAATATGCGGGTCATTACCCAAGAAGAAAATTTGAAAAAGTCGAACAAACTACTTGCAAGTACTTAAAAAAGTAGTAATATTCATTTATCTGGGTGAATTGCTTATCAGACTGCCCCAGCAGACGCATACACGATTGATAAGCTGAACTTTGTATGAAGGACAATTTATTATGGCACTATCCACAGCTTCAGGCCCATGGCGCTCAACCGCAGGCTTTATCGTTCCAATTACCTACATTTTTGCAACTGACATTGTTGGTGGCGAATACCAAATTCAAGACGCTGGCGCACGTATCCTAGTTTTATCGGCTGCCGATGGCGGCCCTGCCTCAGAAGTCACCTTTATTCTCCCAAATGTAACTTTACCTGACGGTGTAACTGCTTGGGTTGGCCCACAGTCTGCTCGTCCTGAGTTAAACGGTATCGAAGGTTCGATTACTAACTACGGCGGTCAAGCGCATAAGCTTAAAGGTTTTGGTTCGCAAGTTATTTCTGGCGTAGCTGAAGTGACTGTTGGTACTGGAACCGTCGTTCAGTGGGCTGGTAACGGCAATCCTAACGCACCTTGGTTGGCAATTAGCACCGCTATTCTAGCCGCTTAATTAGGAGGCTCTTATGGGCATTCAATATGACGTAAAAGCCGTCCATACGGAGTCTAACGCTCAGATTATTACTGGGCGTACCCGTATCAAAGGTTATCAATGTTTAGCTGGTGGTACCGCTGGCGATGTTATTTTTTATGACACTGCTAGTAACTCTGCTACTGGGAATGTAGTGTTGCAATTTAACGTACCAAATAATACCAATAATCCGTTCTCTGCTTTGATTCCTGGAGACGGCATTGTTTGTTTAAATGGTGCATATGTAACATTCCCAGCAAACACTAAGGTAACAGTGTTCTATGGCTAAGACCCCCGCCTGGCAAAGGAAAGAAGGCAAAAACCCCGAAGGCGGCTTGAACGCTAAGGGGCGTGCCTCCTATAACGCTGCCAATCCCGGTAAACCTGGGCTTAAACGCCCACAACCGGAAGGCGGGTCTCGTCGTGATTCGTTCTGCGCAAGAATGAAAGGTATGAAAAAGAAGCTAACTTCTGCTAAAACTGCCAATGATCCGAACTCACGGATTAATAAAAGCCTTCGTGCTTGGAACTGTAAAGAGGGCGGGGCTATTCGTGGTGGTGGATGCGAAGTTAGGGGTAAGACTAAAGGGCGGATGGTATGAGTGGAAAAATAAGTAACAAAGAGCTACTTGCCCCTTTGCAAGAAGCTTTTGATAAACACGAAGCTAAAAAGGCTGCGGCTGAAAAGAAGTCTAAAGAAGAACGTGACGAGAGTCGCAGTAAGTCTATGACCATGGATGAAATGAAAATGAAGTCCGGTGGCAAAGTATCCTCCGCTTCTAAACGTGCTGATGGATGTGCGGTTAAGGGTAAAACTAGGGGGAAAATTGTTTGATGGAACTAAATGTTTTATGGAACGTAGTCTTGACTGCGATTGTTGCTGGATTGGGCTTTGTGCTTAAAGAAAAGTTTAATGAGCTAAACAGATTAGGGATTCTACTGAATCGTACTAGGGAGGAAGTTGCTCGTGACCACATTACTCGTGCAGAAGTTAAAGCAGATTTACAAGCAATTCGTGAGCACTTTGACGACGGCTTTTCAAGGCTTGAAGCAAAAATTGACAAGCTTAGTGAAAGGAATTAAAAGTGCCATCGGTTTCTAAAAAGCAGCACAACCTGATGGCAGCGGTGGCTAATAACCCCAAGTTTGCCAAGAAGGTTGGGGTACCACAGTCAGTAGGTGAAGAGTTTTTAGCAGCAGATAAAGGCAAGCGGTTTGGTACTGGCGGTAGCACCGGCTACACATACGGTGGGCAGAATCAAATTAATAAACCAAGAACTCGTTTTGGCAGTAAGTTTGGATACAAACTAAACGTGCCTAATGAGAGTGTAACGAAGTACGTAGGTAAAAAGGAAGGTGGAACTGTGAAACATTCAGATATGAGCAAAGACATGCCAATGATGAAAAAAGTCGCTGGTGAGGCAGTTAAGGGCCATGAGAAGCGCATGCACAAAATGGCTAAGGGTGGCGTAACCCGTGCTGATGGCTGCGTAACCAAAGGCCATACCAAAGGCAAAATGATCTCGATGAAAAAAGGCGGCTACTGCTAATGAGAGCCAGCCGTGGAATGGGGGCAATATCCCCTTCCAAAATGCCTAAAGGTAAAGTTATCTATCGTAAGGATAATCCTGATGCGGTCGATATGTACAAAAAAGGCGGCAAGGTATCTAAGGTTAACCAGGCTGGTAATTACACGAAACCGGGTATGCGCAAGGCTTTATTTGAAAGTATTAAGAACTCGGCTACGCAAGGCACTGCGGCAGGTCAATGGTCGGCTAGGAAGGCACAGCTATTAGCTAAGAAGTACAAAGAAAAAGGTGGGGGCTATAAGTAATGGCCTTTATCTGGGATTGGATTTGGGAGAAATTACGTGGCGTTAGCAAAACCTCAGCGCAGCCTCAAAGCTTGGACCAAGCAGGAATGGACAACCAAGTCGGGGAAAAAGTCGTCCGAAACCGGCGAAAGGTACCTGCCAAAAAGAGCAATACAAGCGCTAAGCCCAAGCGAGTACGCAGCAACGACACGAGCAAAGCGAGCAGGAAAAGCCCAAGGAAAGCAGTTTGTCCCGCAGCCTCCAAAAGTAAAGCAAAAAGTAAAGCCGTACCGAAAGGTTAAATAATGTCCACTACAGGAACAACCTCATTCAACCTAGACATGAATGACCTCATTGAGGAGGCGTTCGAGCGTTGTGGGTTAGAGGTACGATCGGGATACGACTTCCGTACAGCTCGCCGCAGTTTAAACCTGCTCACTATTGAGTGGGCTAACAGGGGTATTAATCTCTGGACGGTTGAGCAGGGGCAGATTTTAATGAACACCGGGCAGGCAATTTACCCCCTGCCTGTGGATACCATCGACCTCTTAGATACGGTTGTCCGTACAAATAACGGTGCTGGTAACAATCAAATCGATATTAATATTAGCCGTATAAGCGAGTCGACTTATATAACTATTCCTAATAAGAACGCTAATGGGCGCCCTATTCAGGTCTGGATTAATCGACAGTCCGGTAATGTGGCAAACACCGCCCAAACTACCTTAGCTGCAGCCATAACCGCTGCAGATCAGACCACGATTACCTTAACTAACACGGCTAACCTGCCAACCCAAGGCTTTATCAACATTGGCAACGAGACGATTGCATATCAGAATATTGTAGGTAATCAGATTGTTAACGCTTGGCGTGGTCAAAACGGTACGACCGCTACTACCCATTTGAACGGGACGGATGTGTTTACCAACAACCTGCCGTGCATCAACGTCTGGCCTACACCTAACCCCCCAGGAACTCAATATACCTTCGTGTACTACCGTATGCGCCGTATTCAGGATTCAGGATCAGGTGTAAGGACCTCGGATATACCGTTTCGCTTTATTCCCTGTATGGCTGCTGGCTTGGCTTATCAGTTAAGCACTAAGATGCCTGGAGTAGACCCCAACAGAATTATGATGCTCAAGGGTGACTATGAGCAACAGTGGCAGTTGGCTGCCGATGAGGACCGTGAAAAAGCGCCCGTTCGGTTTGTTCCACGTAACATGTTCTATTACTAAGATGCCATGCCAAATAGATTTGCTTCAGGAAAATATGCGATTGCGGAGTGCGACAGATGCGCACAACGCTACAAGCTTAAGGAGCTGCGGATACAGATACTAAAAACTAAGCCGTATCAGGTTAAGGTATGTAAAGCCTGCTGGGATCCGGATCAACCACAGTTGTCATTAGGTTTGTATCCAGTAAACGATCCGCAAGCTGTACGAGATCCAAGACCAGACGTTAGTTATTTTGTGTCTGGACAAAGCGGGCTGCAAATTAACTTGACTGGCGAAGGTCCAGATGGGTTTGGTAGTCCAGAATTGGGTAGTAGGGTAATACAGTGGGGCTGGAATCCTGTGGGTGGTGCTAGGGGTCCGGATGCAGGATTAACCCCAAATGACTTGGCACCAGCGGTAGTAGTTGGTACAGTAACGGTAACGACAACTTAGGAGTAAATTATGTACAAAAAAGGCGCAGACGGAATCACCAAAAAGGGTAAAAC